AGTTCTCGTCGATTACTTTCTCAGTCTTGCCTATCAGGACAGAGACCAGGTGTGTGTGTGTGTGTGTGTGTGTGTGTGTGTGTGAAGAGGTCGGGGACGTATTCCATGACCACGGCCATCTTGACCTTGCCGTCCGACAGGCGGACCTTTACTTTCTCACCGGTTTTATACATGATCGTTAGTTTTGGTTATTGGTGCCCTGGTAGGCGGTCAGGCCATCCAGGGCGGCCGGCGGTTGACTGAAACGAAAATAAACCTATAGCTAACTGCGGGATTTGCACCCGTTCCGTGTCCTTGCACGGAAAATTGGTTTAACATTGGTCCCCGCTGCCGGCGTGGCGGGGATTGATGCTAGAAGACCTCGTCGTCCTCCTCGGTGGCGTCGCCGTACTTGTCCACGTCGTCGCCGAAGTCGGACTGGGCGCTGGAGCGTCCGCCGAGGTATTCGCCGTCCTTGGTCTTGAGGACGTTGTTGAGGCCTGCCGCCACGCCCTTGTTGCCCGCGTTGTTGAACGGAAAGAAGGTGACGGACGCCACGCCGTAGCAGCCGCTGTAGACCTCGTCCTCGTCGGTGACCTCGACGAGCTTCTTCTCGCCGTTCATCTTGACGATCTTGACGATGCCGGGCTTGGACTTGGAGGTGGCGTTGATGAAGTAGCACCCCGCGTAGGTCTCGTCGTCGGGACGTTCGGCGTCACCGTCGCGCAGCGGGTTCTTCCACGTGCCGGGGGCGGGCTGCTTGCCGCCGAAGCGGCTGGCGACTCCCTCCTGGAAGGCGGTCTTGATGGCGGCCTTCACGGCGTTCACGAGGGCGGTGTTGGACTTGGGGATGAGGAGGGAGACGCTGTACTTCTTCTCGCCTCCGTCGGCCACGGCTTCAGGAGTGAAGAGGTGGCAGTAGGACAGACGGACTTCGCCGATCTTGATCCTGGTGGTAGTGTTGTCGTTCATGACGTGTAACGTTTAAATGGGTTAGTTGGTGTATTCGGAAAAATCGTCCTTTGCGCTGGTCATGGCGGGACGGGGGTCGGAGTCCTCGACGAGGGTCGGCTTGCCCTGGGGCTTGACGACGTACTCCCCGAGGATGGTGTTGAAGCCCTTCTTCGTGAGCAGCTTCTCCAGGTCGGAGATGGTCTTGAGCTCACGCGGGCGGAGGTAGGAGTCCTCGGACAGTCCGGCCTTCTCCAGCGCGCCGATGGCGGCCTTCTGGTCGGGGATCGTCCGAAGGGAGCGACCCTCCACGACCTTGAAGCCGGGGACCGGTTTGCCGTCCAGCGCCCTCTCCAGGGCGTAGGCTTCGAGGCTGGCCACCCACGCCTTGACGGTGGACGCCTTGCGCAGGGCCTCGGAGAGTTCCTCGTCGGTCAGCAGGCCATCCTTCTGGGTGGGCATGTAGGCGGCGTTCTCCAGCAGGGCCTTGCACCGGGGGGCCACCGCGCAGAAGCGGCAGTGGGCGCCGACGGAGAACTCGCCCTTGCCCTCCCACGCCAGCACGGCGGCGGGCTTGAGCTCGTCCTCGGCCCAGTCCAGCAGGACGTCGGCGGAGATGATGTCGTTGGACACCCACTGGAGCCTCGGCTGGATGATCGTCATCGACACCTCCTGGATGTCGTAGAGCTCTCCGGGACCGAGGTAGGCGCCCAGGGCGTAGCAGCGCATCTGACTGTTGTTCACGGCGGACACCTTGACGCCCTTGCCGTACTTGAGGTCGAAGACGCAGAGGGTGCGCCCGTAGATGATCACCGCGTCGCTGGAGCCGAAGCTCTCCGGGATGTACTCGTCCAGCTTGAGCCGGGCCTCCACCAGGAGGACGGCCTCGCGGTCACGGTACAGGGCGTCGAGGTAGGACTCCCAGACGTGGCGGGCGTAGTGTTCGGAGACGATGCCGAGCATCTCCTCGGGGTCGAGGCCCTCGCCTTCGCAGTCGTTGAAGCAGCGGGTCAGGGCGTCGCCGCCCATTTCTACGAGGTGTGCGCTCTTCTCCGGCCACTCGAGGCGCTTCTCGTCATCGTAGGCGCGCAGGTCCTTCTGGACCTTGATGGCGCCGAGCAGGAGGGCCTCGGCCATCGCGTGGGCGATGGTGCCCTCACGGGTGTAGGCGGTGTCCTTCTGTGGCTCCAGGGAGCAGAGGCGGGCGGAAGGAGGACAGTGCATCCAGCGGGACGAGCCCGAAGGAGCGAGGATGGCGTGTGCTGTAGGCATGACGGTATTCGCTTAGAGGTTCGCCAACCGTGCCAACAGTTCGCTCCTGCGCTCCTCGGGACACGCCGAGCTGTTCGGGATCTGGAACTCGCCGAAGAGGGCGCGGACGGCCGATCCGCCTGCGCGGTCCTTGGCGCCCTTGACCGCCTCGCGGAGCATCGCGTCGGTCACCTCGCCGGAAGTTTTTTCCGGAGCCGGTGCGGGAGCGGGCTCTGCAGGCGCTTCAGGTGCAGTTTCCTCTGCCTTGCCGTAATTTTCTTCCGGCTTGGCATGCTTGGAGAGCTGCCGGATGACGTCGAGGCAGATGTCGGTGACCCGCTTCTCGAAGTCTTCGCAGCAGTGCTCAGGGAGATCGCCTGCGGGGGCGAGCCTCCGGGCGACTTCCAGCGTCTCGGGTGAGAGGCTGACCTGGATGTTGATTGTGAATAAATTCTGCATAGTTCTATTGTTATTTAGAATGGTTTTCCGTGAAAGGGCCGGACACCTCGCGGCGGCTTGTCGGCCCGTATACGACAGTGTGTTTAGTTGATAGCCCCGCAGACTGCGGGAGAGGCTGGCGAAGGAGACGATCCTTCCTCCCTCGGAGGGGAAAATATTTAAAAAACTTGTCTTGGTTTTAAGGTTACTACAACCTCGGGAGTACCATACCAGCCTTTATCCGTTCATCCACACTGCGACGATGTCCTTGCCCAGGTAGCGGCCGTCATCGGTGTGCGGCACCAGCTTCCGTTCCCTCTTCCACCGGGTGATGGTGTGGCGGTCCACGTCGAGGTGGCGGGCGGTCTGCCGTCCCGTGTAGAGCCCCTGCGGGCTGACGTCGGGTCTCGTCGCTGTCATAATGTCTTCGATTTGCAGGTGATCTCTATCATCCCTCCGTACTCGGCGGGGGACTTGACGGAGAAGGTGCGGTCCTGGGAGATCCGGGAGAGGCGGGAGCAGCAGGAGTAGACGTACGCCAGCTGCACCAGGCCCTCCTCGATGGCCCAGGTCTCTCCGGGTACCATCGTGTTGAGGCTCCGAAGGACGGAGATCTTGCCGGCGTCCTTGCCGGTGGTGTGCTTGATTACTTTCATATTAGACTGTTTCGTTATTGTTCTTGTCCAGGCTGTCGAAGAGCGTCTTCGAGACCCATCCCAGCACGAGGGCTGCGACGAGGGAGATGACGTTCCAGATGGTGGGCGCACCGTTAGCGTCCTCGACGCAACCGGCGAAGAGGAAGATGATGCTGATGACGCCGATGATGGTGGCGGTTTTTCTCTTGTCCATGGCTATGATTCTAGGGTTATATATACTTTTGCGGTTTTTTGGAAAGTGGGGGCTCCGGAGAGCCCCGGTATCTTTAGTTCTTCATTCGTCTCTCGATGGTCTCCTCTGCTTGGATCATCTCGTGGAGGCCGGTGTTTGACTTGCCGTTCACTTGAGAGTATCTTTCCGTGAAGAAGAAGATCGTCTCGTCGTTGAGCTCGGTGCCGTAGGCCTCGAACCAGGTCCACTGCCATTCGGACTTCCCGGATCTGCCGGCGATGTTGTTCATCCCGAAAGACCACCCGACTTGGTAGCGCTCGTCATTCTCTTCGTTTTCCCAAGGAAAGCGGGCGCGGTTCATCTTTTTCTGAAGTTCGTAGCGGACGTTGTTCTTCTCGCAGAAGGCCTTAAGTTCAGTTAATGTTTTCATAACACTGTCGATTATTAAGTTTATTTGTGTATCTTTGCGGCGTGGCTTGCTTGCTTGCTTATCAGTAACCAAGGGCAAAGTTAAGTAAAGTAAACCATAAAAACAACAGTGTAAACGAAAAAATTTTGCCCGAGTAAACGAAATTTAGTTTACCGAGGCCAAAAAAGACAGTGTGTTGATGAACCAAAAGACTGATTTACGCCTTTTCCGGAAGGCGAACGGCATCACGCAAGGCGCTTTGGCAGAGTACCTTGGCGTCACGAAACAATTCATCTCCCAGGTCGAGTCAGGGAAGAACGCCCTGCCGGAAGACAAACTGATGAAAATAATTGACAACCCCGAGTGGTCAATGGAAAAGTACCTCCAGCTCCTTGACACGATCGAGGAGATAAATCGGGCCCACGAGAAAAGGGAAGGAAAAATCGTGGCAGGGGAGACCGCCGACCCGCTCTTCCGCGTCCGGCTCATCCCTTACGAGGCCAGGGGCGGCCTGATCGGGGACTTCGTGGACGGCGTCCACGATTACGACTGCGAGTCCGTCGTATCGCCCATCAAGAGCGTGGACTTCGCCATGACGGTCACCGGCGACTCCATGATGCCGGAGTACAACCCGGGCGACCGCATCCTCATCAAACGGATAGATCCCAACCTCTTCATCGAGTGGGGCCGTGTCTACGTCCTGGACACGGACAACGGTGCGGTCCTCAAGAAGCTGATGAAGTCGGAGGAACCCGGCTATGTCCAGTGCGTCTCGCTCAATCCGGACGTGCAGCCCTTCGAGATAAACATGAGCGCGGTGCGCGGCTGGTACCGCGTCCTGATGGTGATGTCGATGAAATAGACCGCTATGAGAAAAATTGCATTATTCGCCATTTTATTTGCGTTTTCCGCAACTTTATCGGCCCAGGACGAAAGCCGGTTCTCCACGGACGGCTCTACCGTCACGTGGCAGCAGGTTTACCAGACGCCCCTGGACTCCGCTTCCGTCATTGACGGCCTGCTTGGCTCCGGGCGGTTCGACAACGTCATTCTCACAAAGGACGGTTTCACCTGCCGGATCGTTCCGCACGAGGTGGACTACCGTGGCGCCGGCATGAAGCGCGGGCTCGTCTCCATGTATCTGCTGGGAGGCGAGATGGAAGGCCGAGCCGTCGTCCAGATCCGGGAAGGCCGGTACCGGGTGACGGTGGACGGCATCGTCTTCACGACGACCGTAGAGACGCCGCTGTCAAAGACCGGCGAACGGACGAAGCTGGAGCTCTACGCCCTGAACGGCAGCGGGCAGTTCCGCCGGAACTTCTGGAACAAGGGGTCGTCTCCGGTTCTGGATTACGACCTGCTCACCACCTTCGAGATCAAGGAAGACGACAATAACGAGGACTGGTAATATGCAAATCCTCTGCAAATGAAATTCACCCTCATAAAGTGATGATAATCAGGAGGATGGAAAGGCACTTTTTGCTTGACAGGCAAGAGGTCGGCAGTTCAAATCTGCCAGTCCTCACATAACAGACAGTGTGTTGAATATCAGCCGATTAGGTTGCGTTCAGCGCACTGTCTTTTTTGTGCTTTGTCGACAAGAGGTGTCGCGGAAAGTGGGTACAAGCGGGTATATGTGGGTACATTTGGGCACATTTTTCAGCAAATCCTCCGCAAACGGAAAACCGACTAACAAAGAACAATTACACCATGGCTACGTCATTTTGCCTATTGGACAAGCGACGCCCCCTCCAGGACGGGACGTTCCCCATCAAGATCGCCGCAGGCTGCGGCACGAACATTTACCTCTCCACCGGACTGTCCGTCCATCTCTGGGAGTGGGATCCGGACGGCGCGAAGGTCGTGGACCGGAAGGACGCGAAGAAGCTGAACGCCGCCCTGGAGATCCGGCTGCTGAGGACGCAGGCCCGGATGCTACAGCTGCGCGAGGACGGACGGCTCGCCACCGCCTCCGCCCCATACCTCCGGAAGCTGCTCGAGGCCCCCGACATGGGCGAGGTGCCCGAGGAGGAGAGGCGCACCGACTTCTACCGGATAGCGGAGCGCTGCATCGCCATCAAAGACAAGGAGGGCACCCGGCAGATCTACCGCTATACAGTTGACAAGGTACGCGCGTACGCGGGCGACGGGCCCCTCTACATAGAGGAGATGTCGCTCACCTGGCTGCACGGACTCGACAAGTCCATCGGAGGGAAGATGAACGCCAGGGCCGTCCACCTGAGGAACCTCCGCGCCATCTGCAACTTCGCCCTGGACGAGGGGCTCACGTCCTTCTATCCCTTCCGGAAGTTCCGGATCCGGACGGAGGAGACCCGGAAGAAGGCCCTGACCATCGGTCAGCTGCGCGCCTACGCCACCGCCGACGTCACCTATCGTAACGACGCCATGCACCGCGACGTCTTCCTCCTGATGTTCTACCTCCGGGGCATCGACACCTGCGACCTCGGCGCCCTCACCTGGGCCGACGTCAGGGACGGACGGGTGGAGTACCGCCGGCAGAAGACCGGCCAGCTGATGGACGTCCGGCTGGAGCCCGAGGCGCTGGAGATCATCGAGCGCTGGAAGGGCGAGGAGCACCTCCTCTCCGTCTTCGACAGGTACCGCAACCCGCACGACTACGACCGCAGGCTGTGGGAGGCCCTCAAGCGCATCAAGGGCCCGGACGGGGAGCCCATCGAGCCGGACTGCTCCAGCAAGTGGGCCAGGCACACCTGGGCGACGCTGTGCGCGGAGCTCGAGGTGGCCGACCCGACCATCACCCTCGGCATGGGCCACTCCTCGGCGGGACACCGAACCACGGCCATCTACATCAAGCGTAACCGGCAGAAGGTGGACGACGCCAACCGGCTCGCCATCGACTACCTCTGGGGAAAAGTAACCGTCCCGGACCTCACGGCGCAGGACGGCAGAAACTGATAATTATAACACTAAAACTTAACTTATATGATATGAAAAAACTAAAGGGCCCTCACGGGCTTATATCTTGAAAATCCATTTACGGAAGATCCAGACGAGCGCGCCGGCCAGGGCGAGCAGGACCCACGGGAAGGCGCCTATCTTGGCCTTCTGGGCCCACGTAAGCTGGCGTTCGACCTTGACCTCCACCGTGGTGGTGTCGTGCCTCTCACGGACCTGTATGCTGTCCCGCCAGCGGTCCCTGAAGACGTAGCGGTCCTTGAACCTCTCGACGAAGACGGTGTCGCCCTTCATCCACTCCCGGATGTAGACGCTGTCCCTCCGGTAGGTCGTGTCCCGGTGATGCACCATCAGGGTGTCGCGCCGGACCACGACCTTCTCGATGACCTTCGGGGAGCAGGCGGAAAGGCAAATAACCATGACTAAGAGAGAAAAGAAGTTGATAATGCCGCTTCCTCTCCGCCCTGAAGGCTCCTTATGGTGACGGCGCGTCAGCATCGGTTGACCCCTCCCAGACGGTCTGCCCAAAGTTCGGTGTAGAATGAGTAGTAGCTCCGGTTCCGGCCCTCGTTCCACCAGCAGGCCCACAGCAGGGACGGCAGGCCGATGACGAGGAGGTAGAGCGGGCCCAGGTACATGGACTGAACGGAGTGCCCGCGCTCGTGCATCCATGAGGTCGTGTCGCCGGCGTAGCTTCTGTTCATGATGATATACCGTCCGAGGGAGATACCTCCGCGCATCTGTTCGTTCAGGAAAAGAAGCGACGACGGGAGCCGGTGATTGTTTCCCCGGATGTCGACCGGCAGACCAAACCCAGTGATGGCGACCATGATCAGCCCGAGCAGATTCTGCGGGAGCTGCCAGACGTAGAGTAGTATTTCGAGGATCCTTTTCATATACTTCGTATTAAAGACTCCGTTCAGCCGGTGGGTGAAGAAGGACTATGCAGGTGGGCGCACCGCCTTCCCGGAGTCTATGCCGTGAACTCGTACACCTTCGCCGTCACCCCGTACTGGGGCAGGACGTCGAAGTGGAGCCAGCTGACGCCCTTCTCCATCCTGATCGGGCAGGGGAGGAGGTCGGCGCTGGCCTTGATGAGCTCCCGCGCCTTCTCCGCGGACAGTCCGGAGATCGTGAAGTCCCCGGCCTTGCCCAGGACGTGTGCGGAGAGGTAGACGGTGCTCTTGCTCTTGACCATGTCGCAGCGGTTGCATCTCAGGCCGCGCTGCTTCTTCTGGGACCCGTTGCACCACATCGCCCGCTTGACGATGTCGCGCCGGATCACCAGGAGGCAGTGGAGGAAGTCCGTGTCGAGGAACTGCCACGCCTTCTCGCCCCACTTGGCGAAGGTGTGATTGCACACCAGCTCGTCGATGTCGAAGTAGGGCTTGATCGCCGTCAGTATCTCCTGCCGTGTCATGCTTCCTCCTTTTCTTCCCGGATCTCTTCGTCGATGTAGCGCTTGGTGTCGGCGCGGAACTTGACCATCTGGTTCTTGAAGTACATCCCGATGCCGAGCACCGAGGCTGTGTAGATCAGGGCCTGGCCCAGGACCCACAGAACGGAGTCCGAGACCTCGCCTTCAGGAGGGATGATGAAGCCGGCTACGGTTAGTCCCCAGCCGACCACGAAGGCCACCACCGCAGTACCGATGGCGAACTTCTGCTTGATGTCCATTGAGCTCCAGGTTTCCATTGGATTAGTTTGGTTTATGGTTTTACTTGTTCCCATAGTTTAAGCCGTAGGTCAGCTAGTTCTTTATTTGGCGATGGTGGCGCCCCCTATTAGGTCGGGCCTCGACGGGTCTCTACAGGTCTGAAGATTTTCACTCCAGGGAGCGCTCCTTCTCTCGCCGTTTTTGGATCTACAAAATCAGTCAATTAGGGCCGAAAAAAGTGATTATCCTCAAGCGTATCGGAAATACACCGAAGAACTACATAGGCCAATATTACAATCAATGCCGTTACCATAGGGCTATGCGGAAGGGAAGTTGATTCGCTTCATCACGATACCGTAGTCACCCTTGACAAGCATCAGTAGATACTTATAAGTGGAATCGTAAGACCAGGAAAGTGTCGCAGAGCCGCCAGTAACCTCTTCGCTTGTGATGGCGTGATAACCGCCACTCTTCGGGAATCCGTTCGCCTTCACCTGTTCGATGGTAACGGGTGTTCCCTCGTTGGATGCGAGGGAAACGATGACATTGTTCCCGGACTTCGTTGCGGTCATCGTGGTGTCAATGACCTCGAAGTAGGTGTAGTCGGTCGTGTTCGTACCGTCGGTAAGGCGGGCCTTGTACTTGCCGTAGGTGAGGTTGAGCGTCGTGAGGTTCACGGCCACCCAGTCCTCCGTGTTCGGTGTTACGATGGTGTCGGCGGTCAGTTCCGAAATGTCAATCGTCTGCAAGAGTTCGTCGTTCTTGTAGAGTTCCACCCCGGTATAGACGGAGTTGCGCCGGGCATTGAGGTAGATGGTGTCGCCCTCTGCAAAGGCGGCATAGTCTCCGGCGAAAGTCATAATGTCACCGCTCCATTCCGGCTCCTTCCTCGTCTGCCCCAGGAGGTACTGCGTGTATTCGGTGTCCTCCGGCTCCGGCGTACTCGCCCATCCGTTCCAACGGACGACAACGAGGGACTGGTCTGTAACTCTCTTGTTGAAGTCCTCCGGGGTGTAGATGGTTCGGTAGAGATAGGGCGTGGACATTTCGGCCCAGGCGATGAGTTTGACCTTCCCGAACTCGTCCTTGTAGATGTCGGTGATGATGCCGATGTGCTGGCCCTGCTCCCACATAAAGTCAAGCGGACGCAAATCGTCCACGCCGGAATACTGCGGATTGGAAGTTCCGGGAACATTATTATAGCCATATTGGTCGGCAAGGTACATCAAGTCCATACCCATCACCCAGGCGGTAAGGCCACAGCAGACCTCGCCATAGTATGCCCGGCGATGGCCCGTCGTATAGGAGAACCCGTACTTGGACACATTGCTCGCCAAATCCTCCGTATAGATGAGTGAACGCCTGTTCTTGATGGCCGTGGCGTAGGTGCGGATGGAAACATTGTTCGGCACATATTTCCGTGTTTCGGCCACATCGGAATAAGGGACGCCGACATTCACACGCCCGGCGATGAAGAAGTTGTTGTTCACATAGTCAGTCCCGCTGGACGGCGGGTATCCGTCTGGAATTTTCGCTATGGGAGTAAAACGGAGGTTGCAAAGTTGGTCGATCCTTCGGAGGGCAACATCGTAGCCGGAGAGGTCGCTCGGAATCCAACGACGAAGGCCGGAGTCCTCCATCGAAACGAACATCTTCACGGGTTGCTCTCCTTCCGCTATCGTGCTTTGGTCGCTCTTGCAGAGGACGAGCCGTGTCCCGAAGTCGGGGACGGCGTTGTTCTGCGACATAAATGTACGGCTACTCCATGAACCCCTTGCGCCACGATGGGAGACATTCGGGTGGATGTTCTGGTAGCCGACAAGGTTTCCGCTCCTGTCATAGAGGTGGCCTTCATAGACACGCCAGCCGTCGGAAAGGACGATAATGTAGTTCCCGAAGATGGTGTCCGTATAGAGGTACGAAGTGTTGGCGATAATCGTTCCGTCCTCGTCAATTCGTCCGACCTTCAAGTCCGGAGTTTTCCCCGTCACATTGACAATCGGCTCCTTCTGCTCGGTTTCTCCTTCCTCTATCTTCGACATCCGTTCGTCAAGTTCTTTCGTCGTGTAGAACTGAACCGTGCAGACACGGCTCGACGCCTGTTGCCACACGGAAGGATAGTAAGACCAAATGAAGTCCACGGCCCCCTCCGGGATTGCTACAGTCTTGTTGGACGGATCGGATTCCGAGCCGACAACGCCCTCTATGACCTTTCCATCCGCACCGAGGAAAAGACACCCATAGCCATTGTTGGAGGTGTATTTCCTGTAAGTTATCTGCTCCGCTCCCTTCACGGAGATGCGGTAATTCTTGCAGGTCGAATCGCTCCGCTTCGTGACTTGTTCCAAAGTCTTTCCGACCGATGTGGAATCGGCAAGGAGTTGCTTGCCGTCATAGATGACCGTCAGGTCGTCGGAGCAATAAACCTTGTTGTCAATGAGAAGGCCGCCGATGATTTTTCCCTGCTCTGCGGAAAGCGCCTTGTCTGCGCCTCCCGTAGTCATATCGTTGATGATGCCGATGTTCGCCGGGAGACTACCCCCCGTTCCGTATGGATATACCGTAGAGTTTGCCATATCTTATGAGATTGAAGGTCCAGTAAATGCGCCCGTGGAGTTGGCGTTGCCGAAGAAAGAGTCGGACACCCTGTCCCAAAGTCCGTACTCCCCGTTGTAATAACAGGGGACTCCGTCAAAGACAAGCGTCGTGTAGGAGTTGTCCGAATAGATTTTGCAGTAATAGAGCCGAGAGCCATTCGGACACGCCTGGTAAGGAAGGTTCGTGTTTGGATTATGCGCCGCAAATAGGAACAGATTCACGCCTGTCGTAATGGTTGCGCTCTGCGTCTTTGAAAGCGAAGTGAACCCGGAATCGCCCTCCCGCTTGATGGATGTCTGCTGGGAGCCGTTCTTCATCTTCGTCTTTGCCTCATAGACCGTCCCAGCGGTTACTGTAAGGTCTGCGCTCGTATAGAAATACCGATGTCCGAATCCGCAATACCCAGACGAACTGACATAAGCGAGGTAGTAAAGGCTCGTGTTCTCGGAACCATTACCGACGCCAAGGACACATTGTCCTTGTATCGACGCGGGCCTATACTTCAATTCGCACGACCGGGGGTCGTTCCCCTTGATGCCCGAATCTATGTAGGCATCGCCGTCCGTTTCGATATATGCGACAGGCGTATAGGGAAGGTTGCCCCCCTTCTGGAAGACAAGGGCCGTTCCCAGGTACGCCTTCACAATCTCCACGGAGCCGAGGAACATCTTTCCTATTTTCGTTGTACCGAGGTAGGACATTACGATTCCGGGATTAAGTAGAGTGTAGTGGAATCCTTCGTGGTGATGCCCGTGTATTCGGATTCGTCAGCACAAAGATGATATTTCGGATAGGCGAGGTGGTCGTGGTTCAAGTCCACCGTAATCGTGTTGCCGTCCGAAAGCACGATAATAATCGTACCATCATAAGGGAAAGGCGTATAGATGGACTGAAAACCCACGCCCGGCTCTCCCGTGATGCCAGTAACTTCCGTTCCCGAATCGCTCCAATTCGTGCCGTCAAAGTTCCACACGGCGAACGGGTTTGTAGTTCCGACAAAGGCATAGCCAACCGCATCCGCATCATCGGGGAGGTCGGAATCGTCGGCGAAAACGCCGTAGAACTTGCCCGCCAACTGATGCACTTCGGCCTCTAATTGACCGATTTTGTCATTCAGCCTCTTGGCGCCGGCGGCGGTGTGCGCCTTCGTCGCGTCGTTCGTCTCCTCATTGTTCACGAGCTCGAAAGGATAGTCCACGGAGGATCCAGGATTGCCCTGCTCGCCCTGAGGACCCTGCTCGCCCTGGATGCCCTGGACGCCCTGGATGCCCTGCGGGCCCTGAGGACCGACGAGGGACTCCAGCCATTCGGCCTCGGTTCCTTCAAAGCCTTCCTCCACGGCGATCTCGTAGGCGGACTTTCCGTCAGCTCCGTCGGCGCCAGCAGGACCTTCCGGACCCTGATGGATGTCCACCATGTGCTCTGCAGCGGCGGCTGCTTCATCGGCCCGCTCGGCAGCGGAGAAGGCGGCGTTGACGGCCTCCTGGAGGATGGAGCTGGAGACGTCCTCCACCTCGATCTCGACCTCCACGTCCGGGTCGCTGATGGTGATCTCCTCGCCGGCCTGTTCGTCCGTCCAGCGGACGAAGTTGAGGGCGGGCTTGTCGTAAGTCTTCATCTCGCCCAGGTAGGTGGCGGAGATGACGATGCGGTTCACGCCGATGTACTGCGGCTTGTTGGCCGCGTACTGGCAGACGAGGAGGGTGTTGTCCTCCGCGTCGACAGTCACGACGCAGCGGCCAGCCATGGCCTTCTGCGCGTCGGAATAGATGAGGGCACGGATGCCGGACAGCGTGGACCAGTCAATGGCCACTCCGCCGTCCTTCAGGCGAACCTTCACCGTGAGATCCGAGGAGACCCGGATGTTGGGTAGGGTAATTGTGCTCATATTCCTAATCGTTAGGTATTGATGTTATCGTTTCGGAATCGACCACCAGCGTGGCGGTCGGAAGGGTCACAGCCTTGAAGCTGATCTCCGACTCCTTAAGGTTCCAGTCGTAACTCTCCATGATCGCCCAGACGCCGTGGGACTTGATGAAGACGGGCTGGAAAGACCGGGAGGAAGGGAAGTCAATCTTGCCGGTGATCTGAATCCGCGGAGCCGCATAGGTCTTCGCATAGTTCAGCGCCATCAGGGACATGAAGTCGAGCTGGCTGTTGTCGGCATCGTCGAAGGAGGTGATAATGTGAATACCCGAATATCCCTGCCCGGAAAGCTCCGTATAGAAGACACCCCGGAGGAAATCTATCTCGAGCAGATTAGACGCCATTTCCCGTCCACCGGAAATCTCGACAGAGCCAGCCTTTCCTCTTGCCCCGTTATCTATCGTTATCGTATCCTGGAACCCCCTCTCATCGGAAGGAAACACTTCAACGCTATATACGTCTACGTGTATGCCTTTAATGTTTAGCGAGAACCATCCGACGCTATTGTCCTCAAGCGCGGGAAATTCAGCAGAGACTTCCTGGCAAAGGTTAATGTCGTGATTAGGATTCATCGTCCTGATTTCCAGCTCGTCTCCATCAGCGCCGTATGATGTGGACCATCCGCGGCCAGGGCTATAATAGTAAACTTGCTGTGTGGTTAGATTCGTCCACGCGGCAAGGATTTTCACTTTCGGATCAACGCCAACTATACTGCTCTCATAGGCGACGTAATTATTGGCTTTAACAACAACCCTGAAGGACTTCGTGAACTTGTTAAGAACGACAGAGGCCGCTAAAACCCCATAAGATTGTTCATACACATAGGACGATGTCCCAAGGTGATAGTATTTATAAGTGGAGTCAAATGTTGCATAATTCGACGTAGTCCATCCGTCCTCCTTCACTTCTGGAAATCCGTTTTTTGTATGCCATTTAGAAATGACGGTGACGGATTTCTTTGCCGGAACCACGCTTCTGGTGAGGTACCCCACCGGCCACATCTGCGCCACCCCTCTCTGTCCGACAACGGCGGTCATCTCGTCGAAGGTCTGGTTGTAGGGAGTGTTTATTCCCCTGGAGTCGCAGTTGATCATGGACACATCCCCGTTCGACTGCACAGTTACATCGGACTCCCTGATAAGGGCCCAGTCATCCCTCCACTGGGTGAGGACGCAGTGGAACGTGTTCAACAGTTCCTCCAGAGCTTCGTAGCAGCTCTTGCCTTCCATGTAGTCCAGGTCGATAAAGGTCTCGTCCAAGAAGTTGGCCGTGGTATCGCCGTGCTCGTGAATGGAAAAGATGCAATTCAAGTCCAGGGACAGCCCGGTCTTCGCCAGAAGCCCCTGAATCTGCTCACGCACTCTTCGGGCCGCGCCGTAGGGAACGTAATCGTATTCCTTGAGCACACCGATACCGTCCGTGGCGGTGACCCTCACGTCATAAGGCGGGGCGATGTCCGGCTCGCTGTAGAGCTCCGTGGCAACAAAGCCCTGCCAGATGACGGCGGTTTCACGATAGACCACTATCTTGTACTCCTGCGGGTCGCTTGTGTAAAGGAAAGCGAACTCCCCGTCCACCTGACACTCCAACGTAAGGTCACAGCTCGTGCAACGGAAAGGCCCGCTCTGCTGCATACGAAGGACCGGAGAACCGCCCAGAGGGCGCCAGGTAACGCTCCCTGTGTAGTCCTTCTCCAATAGCCGGACCTCGAAGGTCACGCCATAGGTGTCCACGAACTTGAACTTATATTTAGCCCCGTATGCCATCAGCCTCCAGTGTAATAGTTCTTCTTGTTGGTGTTATTAATGACGGCGATGAGCTTGTCACCGTCCGCCTCCAGTGTTCCGGTCACGTAGACTTTCACGTCCCTGGTCTCGTAGCCATTGCCTCCGGATCCGGAATAGTCGCCGGAGTAACCGCCACTACCTCCGCTGAAGTCGCCAGAAGCCACGGAAGACAAGGAGGACTTGACCGCCGCACCAAGGGCCACGAGGGCGGCACCAGCAGCGATGGCGACGTAAGGGTTGCCCATCTTCAGGGCGGTCTCGATACCGAGCATCGCCACACCGGACTTGATGGCGATCTTACCGACCGCGATGGCCATGTCGCCCAGGGCGGAGACCGCCGCGTTCTTGAAGCTGCCCCAGGCGTTGCCGCCCGCCGCAAGCGTACCGATGAGGTTGCCCATGATCTCGGACGTCCGGGTGGCCATGGAGACGAGACCCTGCTCCACCTCGGTCGTGAAGTCCACGATGGCACCTTCCTCGGGCTTGATGCCGACCGCAACCGTCCAATCACCGAGATAAGCCTGGAAGGTCTCCTTGAAATACTCGACGTCCTGCTGCTGCGGAAGGATGCTCAGGGAAGGACCCATGACGGAGCCCTGGACGGACTGCAGACCAGCCGTGCCCACCGTGCCCAGACCCGACCATCTGGAGTAGACGGCGGCCATGGCCTCGGCCTCCTCGCGGGCCTTCTGCGCGGCGGCGGCCTGTTTCGCCGTTGCCGTGGCGATAGAGTTGCTGATCCGGTCGATGCCGCGAAGCTCGTTCTGCCTTGCGGTCTCGATGTCGATGAGGGCGCCCTCCATCTCGGCGGTCTTCTTCGTCTCCTCGAAGGTGTTGGAAGCCTCGGCGTCCATAGCCTTCTGCAGGTTGAGCATCCGCTCCTGGAGATTCGCCTGCTTGTCATATTTATCGTTGACCGCCTGCCGGTAGTTCGCCTCCGCCGCGGAGCGCTCTGCCGCAGAAGCGCTCTTGTCGCTGGCCTGCCGGCGGTACTCCGCGATGTCGCGGTCGATGAGCTTGATCTCGTTGTTGAGGGTCAGCTGCTCCTTCATCAGGTCAGCCATCTCGGAAGCGCGGCCCGCGTTCCTCTCAGCGGCGGCCTCGGCCTCCTGCGACGCTCCCTTGACGGTGTTCCAGGCGCGGATGAGGCCGGAAGGAGTGATAGCGTCGTACCATTTCGAGTCCTGGCCCATCGCCGTGGTAAAGGTGGCCCCGATCTGCGCCTTGAACCGACCGAAGCCCCGCTCCCACTTGTCCATCGCCTCCGCGACCTGCCTGCCGGTGTCGGAGTTGAGGTCGTGCAGCATCTGTTTGTATGTGGCGATGTAGGCGGAGGTCGCCATCGACAGGTTCATGCCGTCGATGGTGGACTTGAAGTTGTCGGCCTCGGCCTTCAGCTGCTTGAAGCCTGCGATAGCGGCCGCCAGACCGAGACCGGCGATGCCGGCCTGCAGCGGCCCGATCTTGGCGAGGACGGAGCCCAGGGCCTTGGCCCCCTCGTTGCCTGTCTCCACGAGCTTGTAACCCAGACCCCGGACTGCGGACGTCATCTGCTCCACCTTACCGGAGGAGACGCCAAAGGCGTTGCTCAGGCAGGAGAGCATCGACTCGGAGCTCTTGTCGAGGTCCTTGAGTCCCTGCTTCACCTGCTTGGCACCCTTGTCGAAATCCTTGGTGTCGGCACCAAAGATGACTTTCATATTGGGGTCTTTCGTGGACATATATCTACCAGTTGGTAAGTTCTCTCAGTTTTTCAAGTGATGCCTTCTTCTCCTCGGGTGTCATCTTTGACAGCCCTCCGTCGTCAGGCGTCTCCTCTTCGTCCCAGGGGTAGGGAAGGAACTCGTGCGGAGTGACCGACTTGCCCCTCGCCAGCTGGAGGTTGAACAGCCTGAGCCCCACTGCCCGGACGACCTCTGCGACATGCTTGCGGTCCGCTGTCCGGTCTTCGTTCCAGGCGACCATCGCCTCCCAGAACTCCCCCTGACGGAGTAGGCCGAAGGCCTCAAGGGTAAGTCCGAGGCGGGCGATGGCCCAGCCCCGGACGTCTCCTATCGTCAGCTTGCGGGCTCCGTCTCCCGCTCCTCTTTTTTTGGCTCGTCCTGACTGACCTGGGGGTTAGACTGCCGGACGTAGATGTCCAGGAACGTGCGGACGTCATCGGGGGTGATGACGGCGCCCAGATCCATGGCGGACGGGGCGTCCTTGCTGCCGTCCAGCCTCTGCCCCTCGGCGATGCAGGCCGCCATCATGGCGGTCAGCTCGGTGGGCTTGATGCTGTCAATCTTGGAGAGCTCCTCGAGGGTATTCCTACCCACGGCTTCGAGGAAAGCTGTGAGCGCGTTCCAGTTGGATTCCACCCGGTAGCGCTTGCCTGCGATTTCTATGTAGTCCTTCTTCATCTTTTAGATGGTTTAAGTGGTGGTCGTCATGTTGCCCGTGACGCGGAAGTCGACGGTGTAGGTGGCGTCATCGGAACTGTTGGAGGACTCCGTGTAGTTCGTGATGATGCAGCTGCCGCCGTAGGCCTGCCCGCCGGTGGGGACGTATTTGAAGGAGAGGACCGCCGAGTTGCCCGTGAGGAGCGCCGTGGCGATCATGGTGTTACGGAACATCTTGCTGGACGTGTCGGAGCCCAGCTCGACGATACCCGTAGCACGGAAGGTGATGTCATGACCGGTGACCGCGACCTGCGTGGCACCGGCGTCGTCCTTGGTGAGGGACTCCTTCGTCCGCGCTGCGATGGTCAGGTCATCCTGGGTGCGACCGGCGAAGGTCTTGTTGCCGATCTTGAAAGCGATGTTGTAGCCGTCTAAGTATGCCATGGTGTCGTGGTGTTAAGAAGAGGTCGTATCGTCGTCGAACTCGGCGTCGCCGACGACCCGGAAGTCGACGGTGAGCGTCGCATCGTCGGAAGAGTTGGAACTCTCCGTGAGGTTGGTGATGACGCACTGACCGGAAAGCAGGTCGTTTCCGTTCGTGGCGTACTGGAAGTCGAAGACCGCGCTGCTGGAGGTCAAGAGGGCCTTAGCGATCAGCGCGTCCCGGGTGATGGCCGTCGCGGACGTAACATCCACCAGACCGGTCGCGCGGAAGGTGATGTCGTGACCGCTGACGGCGACCTGGGCAGCCCCGGCGTCGTCCTTGGTCAGGCTTTCCTTCGTCCGCGCGGCGATGGTGAGATCGTCCTGGGTACGGCCTGCAAGCGTCAGGTAGTCATTTCCCACCTTCAGCCTGAATGCGATGTTATATCCTTCAAGTGCCATTGTTATTCGGATTGATTGAGAATGTAGTCCAGTTCAATGACCCAGACACCGTCCGTGCAGTCCTTGCGGACGTCGGTCAGCCGGGCCGTGTAGTAAACCACCTCCAGGACGGTCGGCGTCTCCTCGGGATCCTCCGGCTCGCTCATGATGTTCACGGGCGAACCGTCAAAACCGGAAGCGATAGCCGACTCGATGCTGGCCCGGAGGCTGTCCGCCTCGTCGAAATCGTCGGAGACCGACCGGATCGTGAGGTTGCCGACCAGCTTGTAGACTCCGTCCTTGTTGTACCGGTACTCCACCGGCAGCTCGAACGTCACGTAGGGATAGCTGTCAATCTCGGCCTCGGAGAGGGCGGGGTCGACACCGGCCGACGTGAGCGTCGAAACGAGTTGCGTATTGAGGTGATTGGTCATCTTTCCTTGAGGTAGTCTTCGTTGCTCTTGATGCAGTCCTCGAACTTGCGGAGGAAGGCGGTCTGCGCGGGTCCGTTCACTGCGCCGTCGTAGAAATTCTCGTGCGGCTGCCCAACATTGTTCCTGCGCCTTTTTGCCGCAGCCCAGTGCGCGGGCTTGACAGGGTAGTCAAACTTGTGATCCCGGTCCCGCTTGGTCAGCGTGCCGTAGTTCTTCCAGTAAGCCTTGAACCAGTCGTCCGGCTCGCTTGTACCGCTCTTCACCTTGTTGAAGGCTCCCACCAGGGCGGAATAGTCACCCGAGAGGGTCCCCTTCACAACCTTGTAGGACACCAGCCGCTTGAACCGCCTGGGCGTCACCTTCCGAATCTCCTTCGCCGCCTCCTTGCCCCCTTCCTTCAGCGCCTTCCTGACGAGCTTCAGCATATTGCCTGGGGCATTGTCGAAGCACTTCAGGCAGTCGTCGAGACCTGTGATGTATGTCCGTGTCTGGGCCATCACTCGACGATGCTGAGGGTGAGGTGGCAGAGGGGCGACACCCGGGAGATCGGGTCGATGCCGGTGATCTCGTAGGCCTTGCCGTCCAGCACAACCCGCCAGCGGGTGGTCAGCGCCGCCACCTTGTAGATGGTCAGCGTGATGTCTACGCCCTGCTCCAGGTTGGTGTTGGTGACGGTCTCCGCGACGTTCCGGTCGACTTTGGCGAACACCTCGGCGTAGTCCTGGAACGTGTACTTCTTCGCGCCCTGCGCACCTTGGGTGATGACGCAGGAACGGAGGAGCACCTTCGTGTCAAGCTCGCCGATGTTAATCCTGTTCTCCATCGTCGTCCAGCTCCCAGCGGTAGGGGCGGAGGAGGTTCTGGGACGCCTTGGCCAGCGTCTCGACCGAATCCGCCGGATTGTTGAAGAGTGTCGTGGCGTGCATCAGGATCGCGGCCTTCATGTCGTCGGGAATGCACTCGTACCCGGCCTCGTAGGTCACGGTCATCGTTTCACCGGTGACGCCCTGCGGGAGGGTGAGGACACGACCGACGAGCTTCCAGCCCGTCACCGCCACCCCGTCGACCTCAAGGCCCTGGACGATGATGTTCGGGACCTTGAGGATAACGGCGGAAGCGAAAGACCTGGTCGTTACGAACTCGGACCGGAGGATCACCTTGCCGATGTGGTGCTCCGCGCTGATCACGGCGGCCATCATCTTCGAGCGGAGCTCGGCGTCGAGGTCGTCGCTGGTCATGCGGATGTGGCGCTTGAACTCCTGGAGGAGCCCATTGGCCTGCATCGAAATGTAAGTCCTCTCGGTCATGGTTCAGTCAGCGATTAGGTGGTGGTGATGTCGACGATCTTGCAGAAGGCAACCGGAGTACGGACGAGCACGTCGTGGTACGCGGCAGCGGAGATCTCGAGGACGCCCTCGGCCTTGGCGGTGTAAGGATCCACGATGATCTGGAGACCGCCCCAGCTGCCGACGATGACCTCGCTCCAGTTACCGAAGATGGCAGCAGAGCAAGCGCTGCTGGTGCTGCCCTTGGTCAGGTTGCTCGGGATGGCGTTGGACATGAAGAACGGGTAGCCGTTCACCTTGCCGTCGTTCATCAGGTAGTACGGATAGCCGGCGATCTGCGGGATGGTCTTGAGCTTGCCCTGGACCTTCGCGTTGGACACGTAGGCGAGGGTGTCGTCGAGCAGGCCGTTGTCGATACCGACCTCGGTCTCCATCTGGACGAGCAGAGCGTAGGTCAGAGGGCCGCCGTTAGTGTCGATGGCGATGGAGTTGACGTTGGCGGCAGAGAGGACGCCGGTAGGCTGACCGCTGGAGCCGGAGCCGGTGAAGATCGCGGCGTCGAGGGCGACGGCGTGGGCCTTCACCATGTCGTCCAGGATGAGGTCGTCGAGGGCCTTGCTGGACTGGTGCATGAGGTCGTAAGTGACACCCTGCAGCACCTGGAGGCGCTTCGGGCTCATGACGACCTTGCTGTACGCAGGCTTCTGCTTGGACGCAGTGCCTTCCTCAGCGACCCAGGCAGCGTCGGCACCACCGGTGACAAAGGCGATGTTGCCCTTGAGGTCGTTCAGGTAACGGACGCCCAGCTTGCTGCCGAGGGTCGCGTTCCGGAGCTTGCCGATGTAGGTGAGGCCGGTCTGCTCGATGAAAGCCTGGCCGTAGGCGGACTCGGAGGCGTTGGTGTAGTAGTAACGCAGGAACGTGCTCGGCAGGTAGACGGCGTTCTCGACGGCGTTGAGACCGCCACGCTTGAACTCCTCTGCACCTTCCTTGGCGATATCTTCCTCGATACCGTCAAATTTGCCGTTCTGCGCCTGACGCAGGAACTTGGAGATGGAGAAGCGCTTCAGCTCCTTCTGCTCCGCGGGAGAGAGGACGCGCTGATTGGCCTGCGCCTTGCGGGCGGCCTCACTCAGCTGGGCGTCCTTGAGCTCACGGGTGAGCTCTTCGACCTTCTCTGCCAGGTCCTTGCGCTGCGCGGCTTCCTGGCAGGCCTCGAACTCGGCCAGACGGGTCTCGAGTTCGGCGGAAATCTCGTGAGAGTTTCTCATTTTGTTAGATGTTTTTTGCCATAAGGGCGCGGGCCCTGGCGGTTATTGATGTATAATCAGGTTCCGGCTCGTGGACGGTGTCGCCCTCCGTGTCCGGCTTTCTGTTTTCTTTCTCTTCCTCCACGACCCAGTCCTTGCGCTCCTCTTCGAGGGCACGCTTCAGGGCGTTGGCATTGGAGGGGATGTTGACGACGGAGACCTCAAGGAGCTCCTGCCCGGCGTAGTAGTAGACCTTCGGATCCTCCCCGCGCTCCTCGTCTCCCATGTGGCCCTTCTTGGTTGCACGGAAGCCGACGGACACGGCATGGAGGGAGCCGAACTGGAGTTTACGGAAGATCTTGTCCGCTCGCTCGTTCAGGTCCTTCGGCTCGAAGGTGATGCGGACGATGAGCTTGTCCTCCTCGATGAAGGCCACGCCCTTACCGATCACGTCGTCCGGATCCGCAGACTTCGTCCAGGATTCTCCGTACACGTCGTGCATGTAGCCGACGATGCCGTTGTTCTCGTACCGTTTGAGATCCCACTTGTCCACGGGGAGGATCGTCCCGTAGGAGTCGACGCTTCCGTCCGAGGCCACGAACTCGATGGTCCGCGTCTCCTCGTCCACCTTCCGGATCTCCGGGGCGTCGTTGAATCTCCTGATGATCTTGATTTCGTCCATAGTTCCGATGGTTTAGGAAGCGGAGGTCGTCACGTCGATGGACTCACCGTACTGGTACTCACCGGCGAACTTGACGTACAGCTTGATGTTGTACTTGGTGCTCGCGGTCAGGCTGGAAAGAGTCGCGTAGATGGACTGGGTGCTACTCTCCTTGTAGGTCCAGTCGGTGTCCGAATCCTTCTTGTAAGCCACACCCCACTCGCCGTCCTTGTACCATACGACGGATCCGGAGATGATGATGCTGTTCTTCGAGGCCGACACCTTTGTCGGCGCGCTGATCGTAGCGACATTGCTACGGCAGAGATTTAATACTGGTCTCGGAAGCATAGTTATTCCTCCTTATTTTTGTCGTCGCCGACAGTTGTGTAATTGAGCGGGATGCGGGGCTTGTCAAGACCGTCGAGGAGCTTCATGCCCTCGAACTCGCGGGCCTCGTTGGGCGTCATCCAGCCGGCGTTGATGCCCTTCTCGTAGAAGGAAGCGCGGGCCGCCGCATCACCGCGCATCAGACCGTTGAGGTCGAACTTGATGTGATAATCGCCCCTCTCCTTGTCGGAGAAGAGCTTCAGCTCCAGCTGGGTCTCGATGCGCTTGCAGATCGGCCTCAGCGAATACTCGCCGAAGAAAATATTCTGCTGCTCGATGTTGCTGAAGGTAGCGTGGGAGAGCTCGGCCAGCATGTGAGGCGGGATGCAGAAGATCCGCGCGATGTCGTCGATGCTGAACACCTTCGACTGGATGAGCTGCGTGGCCTCCGGACTGAGGTTGATGCCCTTGTACTTGATGCCGTACTCCAGCAGCGGAGTGCTGCCGTTCGTGGCCGTCTTCCTGTAGCGTTCCAGGAAGCGCTTGTAGTCTTCCTCGCCCAGGGCCTGCTCCGTCTCCAGGACTCCCCGGATGGCGCCGCCCGTGCGGTAGAAGTCCGCAGTGAACTTCTGGGCGGCGATGCCCTCGCCGATGGCGGCCGCGTTGTAGGAGATCGGGTCGATGCCGATGATGCCGTTCAGGGTGAACAACATGAAATGCAGGATCTCGAAGTCCAGGTAGGTACCGTCGAGGAAAGCGAAGTCCGGGTCGTTCGTCTTGACGACGTACATCTTCTCGCCGTTGACGAACAAGACCGTCACCCATTCGGGACGGAGCTGATGGATGGCCAGCAGCTTGCCCTTGTCGTCGTACTTCTTCAGGGCGAAGGCGTTGCCACGGCCCAGGAGCCAGCCGATGATGGTGAACCAGAAAGTGAAGCGGTCCGTGTATTCGTTTGGACGGACACAGAGCACCTGGTAGGCGGAGTGGTCCTTCGCCTCCTTGTACCCTCCGTCTGCGTCACGGATCAGGACGGACTTCGGGAGGCCCGCGATGTTCTCGGCGAGCAGCTTGATGGCCGCGTATACAGCCGTAAAACGCAGGGCCGTGTCGGCGTTCACCGTCACCCCTGCGTCGATGCCGTTGGTGTAGGCCCCGGTATAAGCCCCGAATGAGCTCACCGGGCCCAGTAACCAACTGCGGATACGGCCCTTAAGGCCTTTATTTTCCTTTACTTGCCTTGCCATTACGCGGGCAAATTAAGTAAAGTTCACTTAATTTCCACTGGACAAATGTCCGAAAATGGGTATCATTTGGGATTTCCACGGTCCCGACGCTTGCGGAAAGCGTCGAACGAGGTGAAACGGTCCTCCCCGAACACCTCGCGGTACTCCTCGTTCAATTCCTCAAACACCGCCTCCTGACTGACCGAGGGATCCTTCCGCCGGCGCTCGCGCAGACGCTCCCAGAAGGCCTCAATGAAGCCCGACTCGGTTACGAGACGATGGATCCAGATCATAGCTCGATGACGCGGAGGGTGTGGTCGTGGTAGGGCTGCTTGTTGTTCGCGGTCTTAGTGAGCCAGCCGCCCACCGCATCCACCAGGGCGACCACGCCGTCTATCTTGTTGCGGGACTTGCCCTTGTCCAGCTTGACATTGGCATTGGGATCCACGTAGATGACGACGTTGCGGAACATCCACCGGATCACCGGATTGAAGAGGAAGTTCAGCCGGTGGGCGAGGACCTCCGTCTCCACCCACTTCGTCGGCACGGACATATACTTGATGCTCTGCTGGTAGGCCATCAGCTTGCTCTCGTACTTCCGCAGCTTCGGGACGATGTTCCACATCGCCCAGGG